CATCGATGTACAAGTAGTTACTTTAAATGGCACACAAACTCGAAATACTTCAATTATATCTAAATTTTCAGTAAGTACTTCATCCACATAATTTGTTGTAAATTGATATTGTGCCTCATAATCCATGTGAAAAATTGATATTTTTCTATTCAGATTATTAGTTCTAATGTAATCAATACATAAGTTAAGAAGTACTCCACTATCTTTTCCTCCAGAGAATGAAACGCAAATATTATCAAATTCATCAAAGAGTAATTTTAATCTTTGTTGAGAAGCTTCATAAACTGTCATAATATCTCTTTTAATTGTTCTCTACTAATTTTCTTTAAATATTCGGAAATACCGACTTTCTTTGTGTTGTTATCAAAATACAACTTTCCTAATCCCACAGCTGGAACCAATCGCAAATAACGACAATCATTTTCTTGCCCAGTTCGATAGTTCCTGGCAGTTCCCTGTACTACTTTACCCCAATCAAATGTTTGATCAAAGAAAACCGTAAACGTACGACTTTGTAAATTGTGACCAAAACTACTATTGTAATTCAAAACCAACGCATTTGGGTAACGCTTTCTACATTCATTTGCCGAAACAATATATTGACAATAAATAATAACTTTTTCCTGCGGATAGGTTTTAAACCAATTTTCTACTATTTTGAACTTTTCATCAGAGCAACTATATTCATGCTGCATCTTTTGTGTCATTTCAAGAAATATATTATTGTTTAACATCAATAACATTTCATTGTCAAGATACTTTTCTTTCAAATAGTCATACTCTTTTTGTTCAGCTTCCGAAAGGTAAAACGTTTTTGTTTCAAAAATCTGCTGTACATTCAACTCCAAATCACATTCATACACATATTCACCAATTAACGAATAGAGATAATCAATATTTTCATAACCCGTAATGAATTCTTTTGTGTAGGTTTTGTATCGCCCTGGATAACTTTTGGTAATGGTAGTATATTTGCAAAAAGTGTTTTTAAATTCTGCCAAACTCATATTCAAAATACGAGGATCAAGAATATAAAACTGCGACCATAAATCGAGTAAATCTCTAGTAATAGGTTCGCCATTCAAAATTAGTTTATATTCCACCATTTTAGAATATTCAATTACTCTCAAAGTTCGTTTAGCATCAATATTTTTGACTTTGATACTCTCATCAACAATCAAAAAACATTTCCACGCAGTCGAAATCTTTTTATAAAGCTGCAAATATTGCCTGTCTGACATTCCAATAGTTTCAATCCCTATGTAAATCACCTTTTTTGCTTTAAATCCACCCCATTTAGCGACTTCTTTACTAATGGGCTGTATCTTTTCGTCTTTTGGACAAATAATGTCCAAAGGAGCAATATATACCACTAAATCTAAATCAGTAACCGAGTTAACCAATTCCACCGCCACACGAGTTTTACCAGTGCCCATCTTCATAAACAAAGCACCCACTTTATTAGTGAGTTGCTTTGTTATAGCTTGAGATTGTTTTGGGAGTAGTTCAATCATTTCTTTAGTTCTTGAATTGTATTGTTTTCAACTGGTTCAACTCTTTCTGGAGTGTGTTTTTCAATTTTATAAGTTGGCATCATTTTTCTAGTAACACTATCAAACCATGCTTCTTTTTTGTATGAATATTGCAAATCCTTTTGTTTTAAAATCCATTCGCTAATCCAGTACGCTTCACTTTTTGTAACCGAATAATCTTGCCCGAATACCTGACTTTTTGGAATTAATGCTTCTGAACCATCAAAGGCAATTGCTTTATAGCATTTATCAGATATTACAGTAAGGCTCGAAAGCCTTACTGAATAACATAAACTTTTCATTAAACTAAAGAATTATATTTGTAAACAAATCTAACTTTTACGTCATCAGAAATAGCATCTTGAGGAATGCCATCAAAACAATCATTCAATTGTTTTTCAATTTCTTGAACGTTTGGATTTACAATTACTTCATATTTTTTGTTTCCATCATAAAAATAAAGCGTCTGTACTTTTATCACATTATGATTATCAGATCCTAAACCCCAAGTAAAATCAATTTTTTTTCTATCAAAAATATAAGCCTCATAAGCTCCTTCTTTTGGAAGAAAATTTACATAAGAACCATAGCCATTATCTTTGTGATTTTTAACAAAAGAACCTTGCTGAACAAAACCAAAATTTGTTTTTCTTTTAAAATCTTGTAACTCTTTTGGATAATTTTTACAAGCCAAAAATTCTTTGTCAAAAATAGTTACTGTATTAAGTGATTTTACAAATTCTGAAATTACTTCTTTTTCTTTGTTTTGTTCATCAATTGATTTTTCAACACCACTTAAAAAACATATTTGCGTACTAGAAAAATCTACTCTTGCATATTTATAACTTGATAATAAAACTTTATTACCATAATTAAAAGCAACTACATATAACAGGTTGTTTATTTCTGTAACATAAGCAATCCCATTACCACATCCTTTATAACTATTAATAAAAGGAGTTTCCGCTAAATTAGCCGTTGGCATAATTTCGCATTTTTTATAAGAAATTAATACAGGCTCAAAAGCCAACATTTCTTCAACAGTTGTTTGATTTTTGATTTTCTCTATTGTTTTCATTTTAATTTTTGCCGTATTATAACTGTTGCCGCCAGCTTTAGTATGATTTCTTTGACAAAGATAATACTATTTTTCAAATATGCCAAATTCGGTATAAATTTATTTTAATATAAATAATAATTTTACTTAAAAGTTTGTTTTATTTTTAGTTTTCAAATTTTGCTTTCAAATTACAATACAAAGGTTTTTTCCAAAATATACACTTCAAAATAAAATGGGTATCCTTAAAAACAGAACCTCCTTCACGTTGTCATTTTTTTTTGCTTTTGTATATTTTGAAAACCTAAAGCTGTATTATAATTTTAAAAAACAAAATTTGAAAACTTTAAAAAATGTTCAAAATCTAACTTTTAATGATGTAAAAATTGATTATTTAATCAAATTCCCAAATGACTTATGTACAATATATGCCATTAGAAATGATGGTAAAATTTACTTTTCAAGTAATCATACAAATACTGAATACACCACTTCTTTAGAAGAAATCAATAAAGAAGGCTGGAAAATTATAAAACCAAATTAGATTTTAAAAAATCTAATTTAAATAATTATCTTCCAATAACTGAAGGATCCATTCCTGAATAAATGTTATGGACGTTCGCAACATCGAAGAAGTCAGGACGACAAATCCAGTACTTAAATGCATCGCTAAAATTTGTCGAAAACATCGGCCTAGATTGCAAAGGCAATTTTTCGGAAGACTTATCTTTGTGAATGGTTCTGGTTCCCATCTTATCCGTTTTCAAAATTATTTTTGTCAACTTCAAGGAACTTGTCAAACATTTGCACTTTAATTTATCTATTCTAAGCTTTGGCAATCCTGGCACTGATTCTCCCATCAATTGCTTTGCCAAATTAAATTCCTCTTCCTGATAAATGTTACCCTGAAACTCATTCATTAAATGCACAATCCAACCGCTTGAACTTCCATCAGGAAGATACTCTATTGCATTTTTTAGATAATTTGCTTTATCGGTTTTCATTTTGGCGTTTTGATTTCCGGCTCTATCATAGTACATATACAATACTTTGTATTTATGTTCTTGATAGAACTCTCTAAATTTTGCGCCAAGTGTCATTTCATCTTCTGGATGAAGTGTATAAAATTCTTTTAAAGCATATAAATAGTTTCCACGACGTTGACCTGATACCATTGAACTCATATCGCCAAAATCCACACCACATTCTAATGGAGAATCAATATCATAGTACCTTTTGCTCATTGACTTACAACTGTCCTTAATACTGTCAAAAATGCTAAATTTATCAAAATAGGAAACATCCGTTCCATCTTCAAAAAAATGATGGTCACCTAAATGACTGTAAAACTTTTCTCCTTTAGAAACATTAATCTTGAATGATAAGATGGCACTTCTGAATTCTTCTGGTCCGAGCGCTTTTAGTGTTTGCTTAAAATAACCATCCGTTAAAATATCTAAATTAACCAGGGAAGATGCTGCATAGAAAAAAGTTGAATCTTTTCTAATTCTTATCCAAAGTTCATTCCATTTACGATATGATTTTTCCAAACGGGCACGCTCAGATATATTACCTATTTGAGCATTTGCCATAATCTCACGCTTTACATTGTTTAATTCTATAGCAGCATATAAAGCGAGTTCAATTTGTTCTGAATCCATTTCTTTTTCCATCTGAAGAATCCAATCATCATCTGAAGTAAGAATATTTGGCATATCTGTGGTAAATGTATTTCCCATATAATAAACCGAATGTCCAAAATTGACAAACTCACCACGAAGAGCAGGAGTAGAGCGGTCTAATTTCTTCTTTTTTAATAAACGAGCTTCATCACCATACCTGTGCTGATAAGAAGAACCTGCCAGTCCAGATGGTTGGTCAAGGCTTCCAAGATTAAAAAAAGTACCATTAAATAAAGAAATAGTATGTTTATAATGCAATGGCGGTTTATAAGGTAATTTAAAATGTGATGGAGGTCTTTTATCAGTAACAAAATGAATTCCTTCGCGCCATCCTTTTCTTTGCCACCCTTCAATTAATGCTGGCAAAACGTTTGTTAGTGCATTCATGTAGGTATCAGAAACAAACATTTGATAACTTCTAGGCATATCATAAATGATACGCTGAGAGCGTTCTGCAACAATATCGGCAGTTTTACCAGTTGCACGACCTAAAACACCATAGAAGTCTTTTGGATCAATTAAATCGACTAACATTTTTGCTTTAGAAACAAATCTATTATCGACATTATCCGCATCAGTTTTTACGTGGATTCTCTTCGTCATTTGGTAAAGCTATAAATGGAATAATATCAGCTTCCATATATAGGCGCTGACGTTCTTTTTCGTTTAATTCTGGCACTTTCTTATCAATAAAATCTTTGATTCTATTTCTATCTACTTTTGCCATTCCTAGAGTCTCTACATCTGTTGTATATACTACCCAAGGTTTTTGAAATAACTCTGGAGGAAGTTCCTCCTGTTGTTCTTTATTTCCGCCACGAACTTCAAAAGCAGTTTTGGCAGCATCAATAATACGTTTACTATCGGCAGTATCTCTTTTTACCAATCGCATAAAGTTAATTTCTTGATCAATAATGTCTGCATAGAAATTGCTCCAGGACTTAATGGTAATTGAAGTATCATTGTAGAAATACTCAATTGCTTCGTCATACATTTGCTGAGCTTTGTAAGGAGACAATTTTTCTGCAATGACTAAATGATTTATAATTATTTTTTTTGAGCCATATTTGTCAATACGGCGTATCATTCCATCAATTTTGGAGAGAACCTCCAAATAGTAAACAATTTCTTTAGGAGCATTATCCGGGTTTCCTGTTTCTAAAAAACGATAGATGTCATCAAGTTTTACGGTTTCAATCAATTTCATGTCCAAATAATAATCGGTTTTTAATATTCTCAACTTCTATCCTTTCACTTTCTCGCAAGAATATTTGCGCTGCAGTAATATTTCCGCCTTCAGCTAATTCTTTTTGTTTGCTCATTATTGCTAAATTGGTAGAAAGCTTTCCGGCATTATATGACTGACATACATCACTTTCTTTATTATTATATAAAGCTAAAAATAACTTCTTA